TGATAATATTGTTTCCTCAAAAGAATCTAATTTTAATTTTATTTCTGTGAGAAGAGAATTATTAAGATATGGAATTGTTTATACACCCTCAGATAAACGAAAAGATGGATATGAGGAATTTAACGATATTAGTAAAGTTTCATTTTTAAAGAGAGGTTTTCTTTGGGAAGGAAATAATTTATTATGTCCTTTGGAAGAAGAATCAATTTATAAGATGTTATCATTTACTGATGTTGAAAAATTTAGAGAAATTGAACAGTTAACTTTGAATATTACAGATGCTCAGAGACAATACTATTTTCATGGTAAAGACCGTTTCAAATCCCGAACAGGATTTTTAATGGCTTTAGCAGGAAAATGTGGAGTTTATGAAGCAATTGCAGATACTGAAAGCACTAAACCAATTCGTTGGATGACGTGGGAACAAGTAAATGCAAAATTTGAAGATTCAACTTTAGCTATACAATTTATATGCGGTACTATTGTACCAAAACCTGGTATCATGAACACTAACACAGAAAGCTGTGAAGAGAAGCGTGATATCTTGAGCCGATCCACATGTGGGATCATTAGTTTGGCAAACTCATTAGAAACAAGGAATAAAAATGTAAACCTTGTGGATTTAAATACATTTATGGAATCAATGGAATCAGTTATAGACTCGAAGGCAATAGTAATGGACAACAACAGTCATGCTATTGCGAAATCATTGGCTAATAGCATAGATAGTGCTAATAAAGCTATAGAACAAGTAAAAATGGCAGCTAGAGCTGGACCTACAGGTTATGTCGATCATACCGAAGACACACCAACTAATGTAGTTCCGGCACGAACAATGCCACTTGAACCTTCTATTATACCAACCGATCTTATGGAATTTTTTGCAAGACCAGTACAGATTAATCAACAGTCATGGGACTCAGGTAATAGTTTAACAGCTATTGATCCTTGGTCACTGTATTTGACTAATCCAGCAGTTTTGAGAAAAATGGCAAATTATCGGATTTTATCAGGAACCCTACACCTCCGGTTCTTAACAAATGGAAGTGCATATCAATATGGTAAATTAATTTACGGTTATTGGCCTAGGGCATATTATGATCCTTATTGTACTGCTTTATCAATAAATAAGGCAAGAAGGATATATAATTTACCTATTGTCGTTGAAATAAACCCTTCAACTGATACTGTGGCTGAAGTAGCTTTACCTTGGACACACCAAAAACAAATGCTTGTAGGTGATGGAGCCTCAATGCAGACTATTGGAACCCTATACCCTGGGTACATTTCTGATTTGAGAACCACATCAACAGGTTCTGTTACACCATACGTTGATATTACCGTATTAGCTTGGATGACTGATGTAGTTTTGAAATTTGAAACAAGTTATACACCAATTTCTTCAGATTACAATGGCAGTTTGTCAAAACCAATGGCAACTGCAGCAAAATATGCTGGTTATTTATCAAAAGTACCAGTTATTGGAGCCTATGCTGATTCTTTCAAGCAAGCTGCTAATGTTGGAGCAGGAATGGCCAGCATGTTTGGATTTAGTTTACCAGCTAAAATAGATGAACCAAAGGAGTATATTTCCCGAGATGGTGGAACATTTTGTCATACAACCACTATTGATGGTAGTGATGTGTTAGCAATTGACCCAAAGGCTCAAACAGTTATGGATCCTGGATTAATTGGATTACCTGCAGATGATGAATTAGTTATATCATATATAGCTCAAAAGTTTTCTTTAGTTAAAAAGATTAGTTGGGATCAATCAGATGATATTGATGATGTATTAGGATCAATGCCAGTATCACCCTTTTATAATGATGAAGCGGTACCACGAGCACAATCACACATTGCTTATGCTACTTCTTTGTTTGCTCATTGGAGAGGATTGATTAATTTACGAATTGAAATACCAGTTTCGTCCTTTCATACTGGACGTTTACAATTTTGGTTTGAACCAGCAAATACTAATGCTGTGGCAGAAATTACAAATACAAATTTAAATGTTATTATTGATTTAGCAAAAAGTAATGTAGCTGAATTAAAGATACCAAGTGATGTGGTTGGTAATTTATTTAATAATAGTGGATGGGACTTACCAACGTCTTCATCCAGTTTAACTATCAGTACAATAGGAACATTGTATTGTAAGGTTTTAAGTAGGTTACGTGCTGGAGCTGTTTCGACAGATGTTGATATATTAGTTTATATGGCAGGAGGACCTGATTATGAAGTAGCAGTTCCAAGGTTTCACCGCCTTAAGAACGCAACTACTTATGTATCATTTTTTCCAGCAGCAACACCATCTGCAACACCAACAAATACACCATTATTTGGATATTATCCTACTTCTCTTGAATTAAGTAACACTCAAGAAGTTACTTCATTTGGAGAAGCACCAATGGATAATCCTTTAGTTAGTGAGATTGCTTTTTCTGAAAGACATCTTAGTTTTAGGAATTTATTGAAGAGATATTGTCCTACAAACCATTTTCAATCTGGATCAGCGAGAATTGATTATAGATTTATTAGAGATATGCCAAACCAAACCGGTTATGCAGCAACTACAGCTGGTAATGTCCAATTAAGTAATTGGGGTTTTAGCTATTTAACATGGTTAATGCCAGCGTATCTAGGTTATAGAGGTGCTATTAGGAAAAAATTGATTATTTTATATAGAGATGATGATGC